TAGTCAAATTTTAGAAGCAGCAAAAACCAAAAAACCATATCCTCTTGATCCAGAAAAAACCTGTGTGTTTCATTACAAGAAAGACGATTGGCAAAGTTGGGCTTTTCCAATGATCTACAGTATCATGGATGATATTACGGTAATAGAAAAACTAAAATTAGCAGATATGGCAGCCCTAGATGGTGCTATTAGTAATATTCGTATTTTTAAATTAGGCAGTCTAGAACATAAGATAGCCCCAACTAAAGCAGCAGCAGCTAAACTATCCTCAATATTACAAAATAATGTTGGTGGTGGAACCATGGATCTTGTTTGGGGTCCAGATATAGAACTTATCGAAAGTAAAACTACAGTTCATAATTTTCTTGGAGAAGGTAAATATACGCCACATCTTAATAGTGTTTATGCCGGTCTTGGCATCCCTCCTACATTAACTGGAACATTCGGTGCTGCTGGTACTACTAATAATTTTATAAGCTTGAAAACATTAACACAAAGACTTCAATACGGTAGAGATACTCTGGTTAGTTTTTGGGAAAAAGAAATAGAGATAGTACAGAAAGCTATGGGATTCAAATACGCAGCTAAAATAGAATTTGATAGAATGGATCTTAGTAATGAAGATGCTGAAAAGGCACTACTCATACAATTATTAGATAGAAATATTATCTCAGACGAAGTAGTCCAATCAAGATTCGGATTTGATCCTGATATGGAAAGAACAAGAGTTAACAGAGAACACAGAGAAAGAAAAACCAATAGAACTCCACCAAAGTCTGGTCCTTTCTATGATCCTATGATTGAAGAAACTCTTAAGAAAGTTGCTTTACAATTAGGTATTGTCACACCAAGTCAAGTGGGTCTAGATTTACCCAAGAAAAAATCTAGCGAACAAACAGCTTTAGAAATGAAAACAGTCATGCCTCCCAAAAATTCATTATCAGTTAAAGATTCGCCAGAATCTTTAAAAGGTATCCCACAACAAGGCAGACCCAAAAACTCTAAGGATTCAAAACAAAGAAAAACAAAAACTTTCAGTCCACAAACAGGCGCTAAATTACACATATGGGCAAATGAGGCCCAAGAAAAAATTTCTGATATAATTAATCCAATATTATTAGAATTTTATCAAAAGAAAAATATGCGTAGTTTATCCCACGAAGAATATTCTGAAGCTGAAAAGATAAGAACAAAACTTCTACTCTTATCTGCACCATTCTCTAGCATGAACGAAGAAAGTATTGTTAAATCTTTCGCCTCATTGACCAATAATTCTGAACAAACATATAATCTATATCTTCAATTTTTAAATTCAACCAAAAATAGCCTTAATAGAGATTTGAATGTTGACGATATTAAGGATATCAAATCTTATTTTTACTCATTGGTGTATGATTATGAAAATAATGGAGATATTCAATGATAATATATGATCAAGAAATTGCAGATAATTTAGAAGAATTGATCAAAGCTAGTGCGAGCATATCCATAGCCTCTATTGCACAACCTTCTGAGTCAGAAGCATTCAATAATACTTTGCGTATTGAGCAAGATGATAAAAAACTATCCTCTTTGGCTTCTTACAATGATAAAGACCTATATTATGTACAATCAATCTTAGTATCTTCATCATGGAATAAAAATGATGATATTTTTAGTAAAGAAGAAGTTTGGGCGGCCAAAAATACTCCAGAAGATAAACCAACGAATTTAGAACATAATGAGAATCTTATTATTGGTCATATTGTTTCTAATTGGCCAATTGATGATGATGGACAAATGTTGGATCCATCAACACCAACAGAACAACTTCCTGATAAGTTTCATATCGTAACAGGATCTGTCATCTACAAAGCCTACACCACTCCCGAACTTAAGGATAGAGCTGAAAAATTAATAGCAGAAATTGAAAATGGAACAAAATATGTTAGTATGGAATGTATGTTTAGTGGTTTTGATTATGGTCTAATGGATAATACAACTGGACAATATAAAATATTAGCTAGATCTAATGAAACAGCATTTCTTACCAAACATCTTCGTGCGTATGGTGGTAAGGGCGAATATGATAATCATAAAATTGGCAGAGTTTTAAGAAATATAACCTTTTCAGGCAAGGGTTATGTTGACAAGCCAGCTAATCCTGATAGTATAATATTTACCAAAGATAATTTTTTAAGCATCGCCAATATAAAAAATAACAAAAATAATATTTCGGGTGTATCAGAAATAAGACCAAATAACATGGAGAACATTACTATGAGTCTAGAAAACGAAGTAGCCGATCTCAAAGAAAAAGTACAAGCTATGACAGATTGTGCTTCAGCCACTAAAGAAGCCTACACACAAGTTGCTGAACTAAAAGATAAAATTGTTGCTCTAGAAACAGAACTACAAAACACCAAGGGTGCTTATGATGCTTTAGTTTCAACAACAGAAGCAGCGAAAAAAATGAGCGAAGAAGAAATGATGAAGAGAGAAGAAGAAATGAAAAAGGCTAAATCAGAGCTAGAAATCGCTCTAGAAGCTGTAGCTGCTTATAAGAATAAAGAAGAAGAAATGATGAAAAAAGAGAAGAAGATGAAAAGAATGGCTTCTCTTATTGAAAAAGGCATAGACCAAGAAGTAGTTGCTTCAACCGTTGATCAATTTGAATCATTAGAAGATTCAACTTTTGATGCTCTTGTCGCACTTTTTACAGAGGCAGCTAAAAAGAAAGCAGAAATGCCTATGAAAGAAGAGAAGAAAGCATCTTCTAGTAATGAAACAAATACTGAAGAAGCGCTAGACAATGTTGAAACCAATACTGAAGATCTTGATCTAAGTGCTGGCAGTGATCATACAGAAAATGTAGATACAACACGCGCAGCATTAGTTGATTTTGTATGTGCTAGACTAGGTAAAAAACTTAATAAGGGAGAATAACAAATGGCTCTTAAATCAGATCGTATCGAACTATTAACAGATATCTCTTTCTTCATGACAACTGAAGCCGAAAGAGGTGGTGTAGTTAGTGCCGTAACAAGTGGTTCTGGCGTTTCTATGGATGACGCTAATGCTGTAGTAGCATATGCTGCCGCTGCTTCTGGCTCAAAACCAGTTGGCGTTTTGCTAAATGATGTTGTTGATCTAGATCTTACTAGACAACACATTAATTGGCACAAAGACGAAGTACAAGTTGGTGGCAAGGTCACCGTACTACGTAACGGCCAAGTAACAACGAACATGCTTGTATCCGGTATTGTTCCAACAGTTGGCACCCCAGCTTATGTCGGTGCTAGTGGTCTAATTGGTACAAGTAGCACCAATGCTGTTCAAATCGGCTCATTCTTAAGTGGTAAGGATGCCGATGGTTATGCCAAAGTATCCGTCAACATCGCTTAATTAAGGGAGAAGAAAAACATGTCCAATAAAGCTTTTGAACCAACACCAGAACTTACAGACCTTCTTGTTCGTTCTGGCTCATTAAATAAAGAAGAGGCCCTAGGTGCTAATGCAGAGTTTGCAAAAGCTCTAGAACTTCCACTTCGACAAGGTATTCTAAATGGTGATATTCTCAATGGTATTTTCGAGCCAATCCAACTTGCTCAAAGTGCTACTCCAGAATTTCCATTAGATTTCCTTGCTCCTGGTACCGAGAAGGACTTTGTTGCTTACACAATTCCCAATCACGGCTATATTCCAGAGCGTCATGTTGAAGGCGACTATGTCATGGTTCCAACCTATGACATTGGTGCTAGCATCGACTACCTCTTAAAGTATGCTCGTGATGCTCGCTGGGACGTTGTTGGTCGTGCTATGGAAGTTATGGAAGCTCAATTCGTCAAAAAGATGAATGACGATGGCTGGCATACACTTCTTGCTGCTGGTGTTGATCGTAACATTGTTGTTTATGACAGCGATGCCGATGCTGGTCAATTTACCAAGCGTCTTGTAAGTTTAATGAAGACCGTTATGCGTCGTAATGGTGGTGGTAACTCCACTTCAGCTAACCGTGGCCGACTCACAGACGTTTACGTATCTCCAGAAGCTATGGAAGATATTCGTAACTGGGGTGTTGACCAAGTTGATGAAGTTACACGTCGTGAGATCTATGTTGCTGCCGATGGTACTCTTAATAGAGTATTCGGTGTTAACCTACACGACCTTGATGAGCTAGGCGAGAGTCAAGAATATCAACTATTCTATGACAACGTACTATCTGGCACATTACCAGAAGGCGACGTAGAACTAGTTGTTGGTTTAGATCTTAGCAAGAGAGATAGCTTTATAATGCCAGTTCGTGAAGCCGTTCAAATCTTCGAAGACGATACTCTCCATCGTCAAAAGAGAGCCGGTTTCTATGGCTGGGCAGAACAAGGCTTTGCTGTTCTAGACAACCGCAGAGTTCTATTAGGCTCACTCTAATTAGTAGTTGTTCATTTTGAACTAAAATTAGCCGCTCCACACGGGGCGGCTTTTTTTATATGTCTAAAGGTGTATTACTATATGATTCGATCTTCTTACAAAATATAAAGGGAAATTATGAGTTGGCAAATAGAAATTCCCATCATGGTCAGAACATTAATTAATGATCTTGGATCAACCCCAACTTATTCTGATGATAGAATATTACAAATTATAGTTGTTTCAGCTAAATATGTACAATTCGACGTATCATTGGATCATAACTATGTGATAGATGTTGCCAATCCTTCTATATCGCCAGATCCAACAGAAGATAATGATTCTATTTTTATTAGTTTAGTAGCTCTTAAAGCTGCTTGTATTATTGATCAAAGTGAATATAGAACCAAAGCAGCTATGGAAGGAATACGCGCTGCTCTTGGACCAGCCAGCTTGTCAGTAGTCGGACAAAGTGCCGCTTGGCAAACAATTCTGGAGCGTGGTTCTTGTGCATCTTACGAAGAACTAACCTCTCATTGGGATGTTAAAGAAGCTACTGCTATACGCGCTGTTCTTAGTCCTTTTGTTGGTAATGATTTTGATCCTGAGCGTCAAAGAACTTATAATTATGGATATAGAAATAATTTTTACTCTTAAATGAAGGATTTTTTATGTCTGCTGGTTCTTATGATTTTGTAATCGAGCAAGGTGCGTCATATGGTGTCTCTATACAGTATACTAATGCTAGTGGAATACCAATAGATCTAT